ACAATCGGTCATACCGTCAAATGAGCTGCCAACGTTTATCAGCAATTGGTCGCGATTTTTTTTGACAAAAGATTTGAAGGTTGCGAGAGTGATTTTTTTGGAAGTGTCCATTTTGTTTCTCCGGTTGGTGGTTTGTTTACAAGCTCTGATGTAAAGTATTATAATGCGTCCAGCAACATTTGCAACATATATTTACAACTATTTAAAGATATATTTATTCCTCAATAAAATCAAAGGGTTACGTATGAAAACGAACGACGTTCTAACGCATTTTGGTGGGAAACGAGCAACTGCAGAGGCGCTTGGGCTATCAACGCAGGCTGTGCAAGCCTGGAAAACGATCATTCCGCAAAAGCAGGCGTGGCGCATCGACCGGCTGACAAACGGGGTGCTGAAAATTGACGAGGCACTATATGTCACTGGCAGGAAATATGATTGATCTAAAAGACCAATTTGCTTTGGCGGCGATGGCTGCACTTTTACAGCGCACATCAAACTCATGGCCCGACTATCCGGATGTCGCAACTAGCGCGTGGCATTGCGCGGAATTTATGATGAGCGAACGGCAGAAACGTATTGATCTTGCTGCGCTGAACGAAAAACGAAACAACAGCGACATGCGAACGCTGAAGCTATCCACGAGGCTGCACTACGCTTTGCTATCGGAGGATTTGTACACGATTGCAGACATCTGCGCTTACACAGAAAAAGAGATTCTGAAAATCCCAAACATCGGTCGCACACAGCTCGCGCATTTGATAGCGGCTTTGGCTGCCGTTGGTGAAAAATTGGCGGTGCCAGGTGAAAAATGACACGCACACTTGGCGGCTCACTGACTGGCGCGAATATCGGGAAAAGTGCAAGATGAACACACAAATATGCGTGAGGCATGTACCAGTTGGGCACAAGTTCCTACTGATCCGCACAAACGAGGAATTTATAATGAGGGAAATCAAACGTAAAACACCATCAGGGACAGAATACGTTGTTAGACGAGTAGGCGAAATGCTCGATACGGGTTATCGCCGCGAAATGCCCAACACAACCCTGCATCATTCCTGCCACGTTGTGCTGTTTGGAAAACAATGATGCACCACAAAGCAAAAATACCCTTCACGGTTGTGCAGGAAGCTCGTCACCAGCGCCAGCGGTTCGGCAGGTCGTATAGCGCCATATCTATAATGTTTGGCGTATCGCAGTGGACGATTCGAGATTGGGTGGATTACAGCACGAGGATAACGAGATGAACATTATAAGTTTAGGTGCGGGTGTCCAGTCGTCAACTATGGCTCTGATGGCGGCTCAGGGCGAGATAACACCTATGCCTGACGCAGCAATATTTGCGGATACCGGATGGGAGCCTAAATCTGTTTATGACCATTTGGCTAGGATTGAAGCGGTGCTACCGTTTCCCGTGTTTCGTGTTTCTTCTGGAAACATTCGGGACGATGCAATAGCAAAAACAAATACTTCAGGACAACGATTTGCTGCGATTCCGTGGCACATGAAAATGTTTAACGGCGATGCTTCTATGGGAAGGCGTCAATGCACTTCTGAATATAAATTACTTCCTCTCTATAGAAAAGTACGGGAGTTGCTTGGTGGGAAAACTCCAAGGGGTGGTTGTTCAATGTGGGTTGGAATATCCACAGATGAAGCGCAACGAATGAAGCCAGCGCGAGTTAAATACATTGTAAACACATGGCCGTTAATAGATCGTGGGGTTAGCAGAAAAGATTGTATTGCATGGTTAAAAATTCATGGATGGGATGCGCCTAAATCATCTTGCATCGGTTGTCCGTTCCACTCAAATAACGAATGGAGAGCACTAACAAAAGAAGAATTTGAAGATGCTTGCATAGTTGACGAGGCAATACGCAGACCAACTAACGGAATAATCGGGCAGCAATTTGTTCACCGTTCACTAATTCCGTTGCGTGAGGTAGATTTTAGAACCGCAGAAGAAGCCGGACAAATTGATATGTTTAACAACGAATGCGAAGGAATGTGTGGTGTCTGATTGCCTCGGCTGCAACTTGATTGAAACCTCGCCGGTTACGCTGCGCGACGGTCGCATCGTCTGCTCATCCTGCGAGTGCTGGCGGTTCGAGTGCGAGGCTCGGCATGTGCTGACAAAGCCGGACGTTGAAAAACGCGCTTACTTAGCGGCCATCCGGGAAAATCGTGGTGAAGCAGCAAGGCAGGAATTAAGGCAGGAAATGATAGCTATAAAAAATAAAAAATAATCGTTGCACTGCCTTTCGTTTGTGTATATGATAATTACCGTCACAATCACATACACGAGAAAACGATGAACAAATTTAGGATCAAAGCTGCTGCTAGTGGATTGACTCATTACGCAGGTAAGAAGTGCAAGACTTGCGGGAACGCATTGAAATATACAAGTACCGGAAATTGTGTGGCTTGTTCTAAGGCATCAGTTGTTCAGCACAGGCAAAAGATTAAACATTTAATTAATCTTTCAAAGGATGCCTAGCATGATTTTTATCAAAGGCTGGCCTAAGTTCCAGCACTTCAAAGACCGCAATCCGATCTGGATTAAGCTCTACCGGAACCTGTTGGACGACATAAATTGGCACGAACTTGATGCCGAATCAGCAAAAACGCTAATTTCGTTGTGGTTGTTAGCCTCAGAGGACAAAAATAATAAGGGCGGTCTGCCATCAATCAAGGAAATAGCCTTTCGTCTGCGCGTAACAGAAAAGTCTTTAAAATCAAGTATCTCGAAGCTAAGTAACTGGTTGTTACAAGATGATATCAATCCGATATCAGATATCAAGACGATATTACCGCGATATCAACATGATGCCCTAGAGAAAGAGAGAGAGACAGAGAGAGAGAAAGAGATAGAGAAAGAGATAGAGAGAGAGAAAGAGATAGAAGACGCTCCGCGCTCAACAAGATTCACAGACGAATCGTTATCCAAAGAATGGGAAGAGTTTTGTGTGGAGGAAAGGCCGGAGCTGAATCCGCAAAAGACATTTGAGAAATTCAAAGATTATTGGATAGCTTTGCCCGGGCAAAAGGGCAGCAAACTGAATTGGACAGCAACGTGGCGAAATTGGGTACGCAATCAAAACGAAGGGGGCCAGACCAAAGGCAACTCACTTGCAGAACGTAACCAAGCCGTAGCTGCTTTGTGGCTTGCCGAACAGGATGCCAAAGATAAAGGGGTAGAGCATGAAATCAACTGACAAACAGCGGTTTTGTGAAATGCTGACCGGCTTGGGCGAATACTACGGCAAGCCGATATCCAAAATGATGATGGATATTTACGCTCAAGGGCTGGCGAACTACGACATTGACGACATATCCAAAGCATTCAGCACTCATGTGCGAAACCCTGATAACGGGCAATTCATGCCGAAGATTGCCGACGTTGAGAGGTCGTTAAACGGCAATTCAGCAACCAGAGCTATGCGAGCTTGGAACAAAGTAACCAAGGCTGTGCAGGAAATCGGCACCTATCGCACCGTTAAATTCGACGATCCTTTAATAAACTCTGTAATTCAGGATATGGGCGGCTGGACTTGCATTGGGCAAATAACCGAAGATGAATTGCCTTTCAGAATAAAAGAGTTTGAAAAGCGTTACCAAGCATATTTGCAGATATCTCCATCTGAGCCAGTAACCGCGTTGATCGGCGTATTTGAAAAACAGAACCGCACCGATGGCTATTATCAGGATGAAACTGTATTGATAGGAAATCACAACAAAACTTTATCTTTGGAGGCAAAATGAACCAATGCGAACAGCTCCTTGTAGCAATGAAACGCGGCGAACAGTTGACGGTGGCCGAGGCGATGGCCAGGTATGGGGTTTACGCGCTGAGTCAAAGATGCGGCGAGTTAATCCGGCAGGGTCATCCTGTAAACGTCGAGACAATCAAAGTTCAATCTGGAAAACGAGTCGCCCGATACTCGATGACTTTATGATCTGCCAAGTCTGCGAGGAACGCCGTAGCGCGTCTGCAAACGCTGCGATGTGGCCTATCCTCAACGCGTGGTCAGAACAGCGCCAGTGGCCTATTAACGGCATCCTCAGCGATATTTCGGCTGATGAGTGGAAGGATATTCTTACCGCAGCCTTTGAAAACGATGTAAATCCGAGAATTGCGCCGGGGTTGCATGGCGGGATGGTGATGCTCGGTCGGAGAACCAGCCGGTATGGGAAAACGCGGTTCGGTGAATGGTTGGACTGGCTGAATGCGGAATCCCATCACGCGGGAATCAAAGTACCGGCACCAGCGAGCATGGAGGAATTTTGACGAAAGAAGAAAAGAAATGGATGGCCGCCGTGGCTGATCTTGGGTGCATTGTGTGCCTTGATGAGCATGGATTCGTGCCGTGTCATGTTCATCACATCCTGGTAAACGGCAAAAGGTCAGGGCACCTTAACACCATCGGTCTTTGCCCAACTCACCACGAGTCAGGTATCAGAAACTCTACTGCGGTGTCCAGGCACCCGTTCCGGCGAGAATTTGAAGCGCGATACGGCACAGAATGGGAATTATTGTTAAAAACCAAAAGGTTAATATGCCCAAAGGATTTACAGGAAATTACGTTGACCACGTAGTTCGGCTTGGAATTAAACGTGCGTTGCAAAACAAAACGCAGAAAGCAAAGAAACTCGCAAGAAAAATAGAGAGGGAGTTTTCCAATGACCCCAACGCAACGCAGTTTGAAAGCTCTCAGGGAACTCGGTTACCTGGTCGAAGTGGTTGAGAAATGGAACTCGTTTACCCGAACGCGTAAAGACTTGTGGGGATGGGCCGATTTGCTGGCGATCCGGCGCGGCGAGGTGCTGGCGGTGCAGGTCACCGCTCAGGCCGTTGCTAACCGAGTTGCAAAGGTTACGGACAGCGAAACTATCGGCAGGGTGCGCGAGGCCGGGGTGCGAGTTGAGATCCACGGTTGGCGAAAAAATGCAAAGGGCCGGTATATTCAACGAATTGTCGATTTATCCTGATTTGCGCCTATAATTATTGTGGACTAACATCTAATTGCGTTAGTCTCCGCAAGTGATGTTTCACGTGGAACGTTGTAAATGAAAATTGAGCAAGTCAAAATCGACAAGCTGATTCCGTATGCTAGGAACAGCCGTACCCACAGCGACGCTCAAGTGGCCCAGATCGCCGCCAGCATCAAGGAATTTGGCTTTACCAATCCCGTTCTGATCGACGAGACCGGCAGCATTATTGCAGGTCATGGAAGGGTGATGGCGGCAAGGAAGTTAGCGATTGCTGACGTTCCCAGTATTCGGCTCACCCATCTGACCGAGGCGCAGAAGAAAGCCTACGTCATTGCAGACAACAAGCTGGCGCTGAATGCTGGATGGGACAATGAGATGCTGGCGCTCGAGCTGGCAGAAATTGGCGAGTTAGGGTTTGACTTGGAGCTAATTGGCTTTGACCCGTCTGAGTTCAATAACACCGCTGTGGATTATTCTGTTTTAGACGGTGAGGATATTGAGGCAGAACTTGACGGAATGGCAAGTGGCGTGCGGAAAGCAATACAAATTGAGTTTGAGCCAGAGCATTACGAAGAAGCCCAGGCGCTTGTGAAGTTCTGGCGAGAAAACAAAGCCTATGTTGGCATGATGGTGATAAATCACTTGCGAAACGAAAAAAACAAGCTGTGAAAGTTTTTACGTTTTTTTACAATCGCTACGACACTGCCAGCACTTCATTGGCTTTGGCGCAGAACAGCATAGAGCACACAGTCCTGATACACACCACAGATGACTTGCAAAAGTTCATCAAAGGGCAAACCATACACGGCAAGCCTGTCGTTACCAACAACGGCAAGGGCTTGGCCTATCAACGCAATTCTGCGCTGGACATGATGGACACAGGCGAATGGGGTGTGTTTATGTGCGATGATTTCCAAAAAATCAAAGCATATCCAAAAGAATTTATATTCAGTAAAACGCAATCAATCGATATTAATCACCAAAACCAAAACAAATACAGATTAAAAAATCAAGTTACATTGAAAGAGATGTTTAACTGGTTTCCAAAGTTAATTGAACTTGCCGAACAAAACAATATCCATTTAATTGGTTTCGGCTTGCATGACAACCCGATGAACTTGCGTAAAAAATTCACCACAAGAGGGCTGGCAGACGGGCGCTTCTGGCTTGTGCGTAAAGCGCAATACAAGTTTGATGTAAACGCCCAGTTGATTGATGATGTAGCGTGGACAGCCGAGAACTTGGTGCGCCACAAGAACGTGCTGATCCTGAACTGGTGCGTCCCTTACTTTGAGCGATACACCGCTGGCGGCTTTGGCAGCACAACAGAACGCAAGGCACTCCGCATGAAAGAGTGCGCTTATTTGGCAAACAAATTTGATCCATTGGTGAAAATCGCAGAGAAGCCTGGTTGGGACTACGGCACACATATCCGGATATACGGGTCAGATGGCAACATCGCAGCAATCAGGCAAAAGAGAGGCCTTTTATGAAAATTGTGGAGCTGGCGCAGCAAAAGCACACGGTGAAAGTGGGCGATGTCTGCGGGGACATAGAGCCAAACATCACGGAAGACACACTTTTCACCGCCGATGGTGTGCCAGTGGGCTTTTACATCAAAGAGTTGACAGGCCGCATCAAGCAGCTTGCAGACGTTGCCAACGCCGAACTGTTGAGCGACAGAGTGCCAAAAACAGAAATGAGCCGTGGGCCACAAGGCAACAAGGCGGCAAAGCTGGAACGGGAAAAGTCAGGCACGCAGCTTGTAACGCAGTTCAGCACGATATTGGGCGGCGTTGCACCCAAGCCCCACATGAAGCGTGATTACCCCACCATTTCAAGCGTGCATCAGGTAAAGTCAGCGCAGACTTTCATCAAGGCCATGATGCTGCTGTGCAAAGAGTCCGAGAACCTGATGCAGCAAATAGCGCCAGAAATCAACGAAAACCAGAAAAGAATCATTACCGAAAAAGTGCCATCGCAGTACCGATTTGGGGAACTGTTTACATCAAGCATCAGCAACTTCAATATCGCAGCGCCATATCACCGAGATGCGGCAAACCTTGAGGGCTGCGTCAACGTGATTATTGCCAAGAAGGTAAACGCCAGAGGTGGCAACACCACCGTGCCGGACTACGGCGCAACGGTAGACAGCCGGGACAACTCAATGCTGGTGTATCCAGCTTGGCGCAACGTGCATGGCGTTACGCCTATACGTCCAACGGCAGATGGCGGCTACCGTAATAGTCTGGTATTCTATCCACTCAAGGCTTTCAGCGCATACTGGTGACGTATGACTAAACTTGAAAAACCCACCGTTAAAAGCAAGAAGACAAAAATCGTGCCAGCTCAAGAGCATGATCCAAACTACGGCGGCGCAAGACCCGGCGCTGGCAGACCAGCCTTTGAGCCGACAGCAGCAGAGCGCAAACAGGTAGAGGCGCTGTCAGGGTACGGCTTACCCATTGAGCAAATTGGCGCACTGGTGCGGGATGGCATACACATCGACACATTAAGGGCGCACTTTAGTTCAGAGTTGATAAGCGGAAAGTCCAAAGCCAACGCCCAAGTTGGCAAGACTCTGTTTCAAAAGGTTATGGCTGGAGACACGACTGCGGCAATCTGGTGGAGCAAGACCCAGATGCGCTGGGCAGAAACCCAGAAGCATGAAGTGACTGGTGCCGATGGTGCGCCTCTGGAGTTCAGGGAAATCAAGCGGGTAGTCGTGAAGGCATGAGCGTCCTGCAACTCCAAACCCCAGAATGGGCGTTGCCTCTGCTGGAACCAAGCCGCTACAAGGGCGCTTGGGGTGGCCGAGGTTCAGGCAAGTCCCACATGTTTGCAGAGTTGATGATCGAAGCGCACATCATGAACCAGCGGCGCAGAAGCGTTTGTGTGCGCGAGATTCAGAAGTCGCTCAACCAATCCGTCAAGCGCCTGCTGGAGACCAAGATCGAAGCGATGAACGCTGGCGCCTACTTCGAAGTCCAGGATGCCGTAATCAAGTCACGCAAGGCCGATGGCGCGATCATCTTCCAGGGGATGCAGAACCATACCGCGGACAGTATCAAGTCGCTTGAGGGTTACGATTGCGCCTGGGTGGAGGAAGCCCAGAGCTTGAGCCAGACCAGTCTGGACTTGCTGCGACCGACAATCCGTAAGCCAGACTCGGAACTGTGGTTCACATGGAACCCTCGCCAAGAATCCGACCCCGTTGATTTCCTGCTGCGAGGCCCGACCCCGCCGAAAGATGCGACGGTAATCAAGGTCAACTTTTCAGATAATCCGTGGTTTCCGCAAGTTCTGCGCGACGAGATGGAATACGACAAGCGCCGAGACCCCGACAAATATCAACACGTTTGGCAGGGCAACTACCTCACAAACAGCGGTGCCAGGGTGTTTAAGCGATGGAGGATTGACGAGTTTGAAGCGCCGCCAGATGCTATTCACCGGCTCGGTGCGGACTGGGGATTTGCTATTGATCCGACCGTTTTGGTGCGCTGCCACATTATCGGGCGAACGCTCTACATTGACCACGAGGCCTACATGGTCGGCTGCGAGATCGTCAACACGCCCGAACTGTTTATGCAGGTGCCGGAAGCAGAGAAGTGGCCCATCGTGGCCGACTCAGCCAGGCCAGAGACGATCAGCCACATGCGGCGCAACGGTTTCCCCAAGATCATGACAGCGTTGGACGGTTAAATCCACATATTGTGGTGATAATTCCATTGCATAACACTTTCTTCCCAACTTCTCTGCCGCAATGATTTGCGACCCACTTCCTGAGAATGGTTCATAAAGCACCATTCCGGGCTTTGTGTGATTTTCAATAGGTGCATTCCACAATTCAACGGGTTTTGCCGTTGGATGGCTTTTGTTTGTTTCGCGCCCTATTTTCCATAGAGTTGTTTGATTTCTTGGGCCATAAAACGGCGGTTTATTTCCTCGCCGCCATCCATAAAAACAAAGTTCATGCTGCCAATGATAATCACCACGACCAAAAACAAGAGATGGTTTGCACCAGATAATTTGCCTGTGAATAAGTATGTCAGCAGCAGCAGCAGCAGCAAAAAACGTGCCTTGAGTTAGCATCGGATGCCACAAATAATAAGCAGCATCATCGTTCAAACTTGGTAATGCAGACCTTATAACTTCCTCCAAAAATTCTTGAAGTTTCTCTCCATCTAAATCGTCGTTTTCAATATCAACGTGCTGCTTTCCTTGACCTTTTGATTTTGCATTCTTTACGTACGCAATGCCATACGGAGGATCGGTCTGCATCAATGCAGCCTTTTGCCCATTCATCAACTTATCCACCGCATCGATGCTGGTCGAGTCCCCGCACATCACCCGGTGCTTGCCCAGCAGCCAAACGTCCCCCAGGACGGTCACGGGGGCTTCAGGCACCTCCGGCACAGCGTCCTCGTCTGTCAGTCCCTCCGTTCCTACCGGGGCCAGCAGCGCCTCGATCTCGTCGGTGCTAAAGCCGGTTATGTCGAGGTCGAATCCCATGTCCTTCAGGTCGGTCAGCTCCACCGCCAGCATCTCGTCATCCCAACCCGCATTCAAAGCCAATTTATTGTCTGCGATAACGTAAGCTTTTTTCTGCGCCTCGGTCAGATGCGTCAGTCGAATACTGGGAACGTCAGTAATCGATAACTTCCTTGCCGCCATGACCCTGCCGTGTCCGGCAATAATGCTGCCCGTCTCGTCGATCAGAACGGGATTTGTGAAACCAAATTCTTTAATGCTGGCCGCGATCTGCGCTACTTGAGCGTCAGAATGGGTGCGGCTGTTCCTGGCATACGGAATCAACTTGTCAATTTTGACTTGCTCAATGTTCATTTACATTGTTCCACGTGAAACATCACTTGCGGAGACTAACGCAATTTGATGTTAGTCCACAATAATTATAGTCGCAAATCAGGA